CCACCCAGATAGGTAGCTGCAAAATCAGCCAATACTTTCACTACACCTGCAAGGGTATTGGCTAGGGGTGCGATTACTTGGGCTAGTCCCGATAGTACATTTAATATCCCCTTGATGGCAGAGAGAGCGATCGGCCCCAGATCCGCGCCGATTTCGAGTAGTGTTTTGCCCAGTGGTGCGAATGCCTGGGCGATTGTCCCACCTTGGCGAATCACCTCATCACTCAACTGAGCGAAAAAGCCTGTGATGGCGGCTTCACTGTTCTTCAGGTACTTCTCAATCTCAGCCAGAGCATTGATAGTCGGTTCTAGAAATGGTTCACCCACATTCCGGCTGATTCTCTCGGAGAGATCGAGGATGTTCGAGCTGATGCCCTCGATCGATCGTGCCGCGATGCCGTTACCCGCAACGAATACTTCTAGCCGCTTGTTGAGTTCATCAACCAACTTACCCTGTGATCGCCAGGATTCTACTTGCTGGTTGGTGATATTTAGGTTCTTAGCTAGTAGTGAATCCTGGGTAATTTGCCCTTTGATAATCGAGTTGATTTCTTGTCTGGCTTGGTTTAGCGGGATGCCCACCACCTTGAGTGATGCTGCCCAGCCTTTGGTCAACTGAGTAGCAGCCGCGATCGCATCGGGAAATTGCTTACTCTGGTTGTTTAATGCCCCCGCATTGGTGAGGGTGATCTGGAATAGCTCGTTTACCTGAGCTGATGTGACTCCGACCAGTGATTGAGTGTCGATCTCAATCTGTTTGATAGCCGCCCGCAAACTACCCGCTGAAGCCCTAATCTTCTCAGTTGGGTCAGTTATCTCCTGCCCACCCTTAAATAGCCGTGTAGAGGATGCCAGGTTGGTCTGGGAGCTGAGGATCTGAGCGTTAAGTTTCTCGTTCGATGCAATCAGCGCATCATACACAGGTTGTGCGGTGGCTCTGAGATTCTGGAGCGCACCGACAACATTGTTATACCTAAATGCTAGCTCTGCGATACCTCCACCTGTCAGGCTATTACCCTGCTGCTGCTGTTGGTTCCCCGACTGAGCGGCGCGGGAATTACGCTCAATCTCATCACGGATAGCGCGTAGTTCAGCCGTCGTGCGTTGGGCACCTGCGGCGGAGATTAGTAATTGGAGCTGGAGACGATCGCTTGCCATTTATTCTCAATTAGTCCATCTTGTCAACATAGGTTTCGTTGATAAGTGCCAAGACTTTGGGGTATAGATTGGATGGGATATTTTTCATTTAATCAGTGATGAGTAATCTGATTTTAACGCCGCCATATTCCGCGCTTGCTCATCCCCAGCTTTCTGCTCTGGAGTCTTGAGCATCTCACCTCTAGCCTCTATTGTATCAAGCAGTAGGTTTCCAGGCATATTGGTAGCCAAGTCTATCGCCTCGGTCAGTGACTCACAAGCAAGGCTCACATAGGCTAGTAGATTGGGTAATGTCGATTCGATAGTCTCACCGCCCGATGGCTTGCTCTCACGGGCGTTGAGTTCGGTTAACCAGCCAGACTTCCAAGTATCTCCATCCAACCTAGCAAATAGTAATTGCTCGATCTGTTCTGGTGTGAGCCAGTCAGGATCGAGTCCATTGAGTGCTAGACATCGATCTACTGCAGATCGGAATTGAGTATTAGATAAATATAATTGCTGCCAAGTCTCCTCGTCGGATGCCGAGTCCAGGATCGCCTTGATTGACTCTTGGCGATCAATAAACTCAAATCTACCCATGAGCGAACAGCCATAGATAGATCGAACTATGCCCGATCTATCTATGATCTCTGCCAATGCTGGGAAGTTTAGCCACTTTGTCATAGGGAGGCAAAAGGATATAATCCGCCAACATACACAGTACAGTTAGGGTGCTCTCGGCAGGCATCGCGCAACCGAGTGAAATAATCTAGCATTGGGAATCGATAGCCCTGTTGAACCGCAGTTAAGCTTGCGAAAAGGTAAGGAGCCTCTCGCAGATTGTTAATTATGCTGTCAAAATCTCCGGCAAGTCTGCCAGCGGTGTATCCGTTGTAGTTAGCAAATAACTGACCGCCAGCCAAAAACAACATCGGTTCCCAGGCTACAAGCGGAGTCGGGTAAGCAGATGCTGTAGCCGTATTGCCGTTACCTGTAGCAATCTCAAGTCTGATTTGTGTCATTAGTTAACCTCAAATAGTTGGTATGCTGAACGTTGACCCGCTGCAACTGCTAATCGATATTCGACTTCGAGAGTGTTAACCTCTGTCAAGCTCATAGATGGCACGCTGATTTTAGACATCTTAGGAATGTCAATCCGCACCCGCTTACCGTCAGTGTAGCCAATGCCACCAAAGCGGAACTGAGTCAGGATTTCAGCAGCAGCCAACGGCTCTTGACCAATTGATCGAACGTTGGTGAAGGTTTTGAATACCCGATACGCGATGGATGCACCAGCCTGAGCCGCATTAAATACCAGTTTGGTATCAGCGACATCGATAGCAAACGATCCAACGGCAGGTGCTGGAATCGCCGATAGTGTCAGAGCTGTATCGATCGGATCGACCTGGAATGCCCATGCACCCGCAGACGTTGCTAGGTCAGCATCGACAATCTCGTAAGGTGCTGTGAGTGGCACCCGACCCTCTCGTACTTCAGGTAAAACGATTGAACTAGTGGTCTTAGTTACCTCGCCATGTGCCCATGCCAACGCGGTGAACGATGCCGCTTGGATACCGACTTTAAGCTTGTAACGCTCACCGTCTTGGAGTGCTCCAGCGATAACTTTCTTGCCGTTTACGAACTTCTCGGAGATAATCTCTCCGCCTTCACCAGTGAGTGAGAAAGTCAATGGTTCGACATAGACAAACTTACCAGCGATGCTAGTAAAATCGGGCTGTCCCAACCCATACATGATTTGAGCTTGTGCCATTTTAAATATTATCTAGAGATAGGTTTGCCCCAGCTAAGCTGGGTTTGGGAGGTGAAAACCGCCCCGATTGCGAACGTCATCGAATACAGCCACAGTCCAGCCCCGAAATCCACGAAGCCCGAATCAGTGCCATACAGGGCAGATGTGAGCAGGTGCCCATCAGTGCCGATGTCAGGCCGGAATCCGATCAATGCTTGCTCGATCTGTTCCATCACCGGATAGCTGACCTGGTGCGATCGCAAGTCCCACATCCTTAGAATCAACTCATATTGCAGTGTGGACCGCTGGGGTGGAACTCGACCGCCAATTAGCCCAGAGTTGGGATTGTCAAGCGATTTGCTTTTGAATCCCACGTAGATCTGCTTGGTGTTGACAGGTCTGCCCAGCTCTGCCGGATCATTGGGAAACGGCATAACCTGGATGTCTGGCAGTGCTTCGGTGAGCTGAGATACAATGGCTGACTCGATTTCAGTAATCATTAGAGAAATCCATCCAGATTGATGGATGGTCGATTGTCCCCGTAGTAGGCAGAGCCATAAGCAGCATCCCCGTTGCCCGATCCTGTCGCCACGATTGGAGTATTGACCTGGACACCCAGACCTAAGTCTAGAGTGCCCTTGGCAACCATTTCCAGCCACTTAATAGCGTCCTCATACCTGACTCTCACATCCTCACGGTTGCGAATCCGGTCGAGTCGATAACGGGCGATATCTAGAGCATAGGGAATCAGGACTTGAGGCGTAACTGACATCGGGAGCAAGTATCGGCGACCGATGTAGCTGTCGATCAATGCTGCAGCGTCAGTTAATGCGCGGGATAGGGGGACGGGATTAACAGTAGTCGCGTTCGGAGTATCCAAGTTGGTCAACATAACCGTCTCTGGCACTCCAAACGCTTCCTCAAATTCCGTCGCTGTCCCGTACATTACGCTTCAGCCTCAGTGCTAGCGGCGGCTTTGCGTCGGGTTGTGGTTGCCACTGGCTCTGGCTCTGGCTCTGGCTCTGGCTCTGGTGCAGCTTTACCCGCAGCAGTCGCGCCGTCATCGGCATCCCGCAAGATCTTGACATAGCCCCAACCTGCGAACATTTTGGCGGTGCTATCTTCGAGAATGATTTCCTCGCCCTCGTTCTTGTTGCCGTCGTTGCCAGCGATCGGTCCCATCAATACTAAGCAAACTCTCATACTCAATCTCCTATGCGGTTACGTTGTCAAACAGATACCCACAGCTCAATCCAGTGAGTGCAGGGATGCGGTCAGTGACCCCTTGGATATACCAAGTACGAGCGTTCTTATCCTCGTAAGCTGGCATGACGCCAACTCCAAGACCTTGACCACCAGCCTGAGCCTGTTCGCGCAGGTAGGTGTAGCCGAATGATGCTTTAGTGTTGGATGCGCCCTGGATTGGGTTAAAGGCACTCAATCCAGTGCCCTGACTGTTGGTATTGCCTTGGAGTTCAGCATCACCATTGCCTGGGACATAGCCGATCCAGAGTTTGTTGCCGAGCATATCGGTTTCAACGTTTGGGTTAGCAGGGTCGATCCAGGTGGCTGTGCTGACGCCATACTTCTGCATATCCAAGCTGGACGCAATCAACTTAGCGGTGATGTTTACATCAGTTGATCGGTTGAATTGGTTCTTGAAGTACGGGTGACGCTTGACTGCGTTATACACGTTGATCGAACCAAAGATCATCGTGTTGGGCAATCGGTTACACCCTCTGAGTACGGCTGCTTTAGCCGCATCAAAAATGTTTTCGATCGGGGACAGCGGATCGCTAAACTGGTTCACACCCAACAGCAGCAGTCGGTTAGTGGCAGGGTATAGCGAGAAGTTACCGAGCAATGCGGCCTGGTCAAACTCCAATCTGTGCGCCAGAATCCGCTTGACCTGAGCTACTGCCATGCCCTGGAGATCGACAATGTTGTCGGACTCTTCAAGCATCTCGTAAGTGATTTCACTCTCGATCGCATCCTGCACTAGCGATACTTTGCTATCGCCGTAGCCGATGTTGACGCGGTTGATATTGGAGCCAGGGGCGCGGCGAGTAGTATAGAGATACTTGCTCTGCTTGCTTCCGTACTGGATGATGTTAACTGCTCGTTTGGGACAGAAGATCGAGGGGAAGGCCAGAGACATTACGTACTCTTGGGTTTCCACGCCGATGGACATGGTACTCAGGATCGGATCGATAATCCGCGCCTGAGATAAAGTCATACCTTGAGGCATTAGTTAGTTCCCTCTCTAGTGATTAAGATTCTGATTCGTTGACCAACCCCAGTTGCAGCATTTAGGGCGCGACCAAATAACTGGTTCCCTGCTCCCGTAGCTACTGCTCTTGATAGCCCATCAAAGGTGATTGCGTCGCCAATATTGATGACACCGCCAGTGTTAACCTGAACAATCCCAGCGAGACTAATGGCCATGTCACCGCCGCCAGCGGCAATGTCAAACTCAGTAATCCCAAATACTGGGGTGTTAGTTGCGGTAACAGGCAATAGGTTGTATCCGATCGGAGTACCCGCTGCCAGTGCTGGTGTCGATGTCGGTAGCGAAACCGTAAAGTGGTGATAGATAAAAGTGGGTAAATCACCCTCTCTTGGTGCAGCCATTATTTATTACCTCCTTGGTATTTTT